GTAAAATTATAACGGCTTTTAAGACATTCCGTCGTTTTATTAACGATAGCACCATCAATACCCTGTTCTAAGAGTGGTCGGACATTGCCTATAGGTAAATCCCAATATCTGTCCTTACTAAAATTGTAATTCTTAGTGGTCTTACCACGATATTTGGTGTATATACGACCAAAATAATCGTGTAATGGTTCAACACAACTAAAAATTTGCATATAGTTTAAGGCATTATTGCGTACCCAAGCTTGTCTTTGTTCCACACTTTGATAAAAATGCACACTAACCCAACACTTTTGTATAATTCGACCTATCAATGGCAATGCATAATAAGAAGATCCATTGTCATAAACAGGTACAATACTTTTTGAAAGAAAAGACGCTCCTGCTATATCAGTTATATCGACTTTAAAATCCATGCCGATATTCCTAGCATCAATTGAATACAAATCGGTGTCAAATACAAAACCACTCATTAACACAACCATATCGTCCCCCTGACACATTAAAGCAATTTTATTGTCTTGTAACAATCTGATTACATCAAATTGTTTAGATAACAAATAAAGTGTTACTATAATGTTAAGGACTGAGTTGCCTAAAGTGGTGTTTTGATCACCAGAACGACGCGTACCGGATAATTGAAATTTCCAGCGCTCGCCTATTTTACGGTCGGTGATGTAGCCGTTAGTATTCAATTGGGAAGAAAGCAATTTGACAAAATCTGGGTGACCTTTCAAAATGTCGGCCAAAACTCTATGTTCAAACAACAACATAGATTGGCTTAAATGTCCATCCCATTTGCTACCGTCGATACTGGCAGCATTTACCTTAGTATGTGCTCTTTTCTCAAATTCATGGACGAACCTACCAATTTGTTGTGGATTTTTACCGGTTGCATAGAAAATATTACGAGTAATATTATTTCTATCAAAGTCGGCATATTCACAATCCTCGTCAGTGTCGTTCCATAAAGAACTGAGAATTTTAGAACACGTATAAGTATAAGGACCTAAACTAACATTCTGATCTGGTTCACTACCTATAATTTGTCTGAACATTGGGCGCTCCTCAATACCGTTTATTAGAACATCTAGAGACTTAGGTAAAATTATTTCGCTCTTCATGAAACCGGAACTTACAAAAGTTTTATGTTTCCTATAAGGGCTATTAACGTACTGCTCTAAACGTCCATCGGTATATAAGTTACTCTGAGTTGGTTTTAAATGTTCGATCCATTTCGAAGCAGACATGACTCTGGCACTGATAATAGGTAATAATTGTTTGCTATATTTATCATAAAAATCAAATAAATAGGGCATATCACTACTGTTACAGCCAAAAGCAGCCATTTGTCTTTTAAATAATGGACCCAATAAATTATGAGTACAATGCATAGGAATTAAAATATTATCATCCTTACACGACTCATAAGACCAACCGACCAATTGCGAACACTCATCACATAATTCTGGTAAATTCTTGTATACATCTAGTGCCTCTTTTTGAACGGTACAACCGTTCTTGAAGACTGGGATAACACGTTTACCTGAACAAATGCCAAAATGAGTCTTGAACAAATTTTCATCTACATTTTTCTGATGCGGCTTATTAACACCCCTTAATAAATCGGAGTCTTCAAGCCATTCAGATGATAAAAACACTGTCAATGCACTAACTAATTCACGTATGTGCAAATTATCACAGAGTTTTGATAAAATAGTAGATGCAATAGATAATAATCTCATACCCATAGTTTCACGTTTATAAGTTGGTTTTAAAACACCAAAATAACGTGTACATTCAACTTGAGGTATAAAGATGCGTCGCCAATGAAAACCACTTTCCTTATATTCAACCACAACTCCAGCCTTAACACGTATTACACGTGGCTCAATGTTGTGGTAACCAAAAGTAAGGAAATGTTTAATATAACTTAATAAACGTTTAAGTTTAACAGATATATATTCGGCAGGCGTTGAATCAACTCTAGCTACTATAAAATTTTCAAAATTATACACAGGTGTATAATCATATTTTAAAGTATACGCTACTGATTGATTATCTATTTCGAAGCCATTATGCGTACTCTGTAACAAGAAAGGACGAGGACTGCTAAATAATTTAACAGATCGACTAAATTCCTTTGGTAACAGCACATACTGACCTATTTGTTCATTAGATGCGACTAATTGTTTATCTGGACCAAGAATTTTAGAAACAACTTCCATATAAAAATGGAGTGGTGTTGTTTTCTTGTTACTAGAAGATTGTATGTAGAATCCTGAAAATTCAGTAGCAGATAAAACTGCAGATTCTATAATAATATTTCTAGTCTCCAATTCAAAGGGTTGCTGAGATAAATTATATCGCATGTTCTGTTCATATAATTGCTCTGTAAGCTCATTGTATTGAGTTAACCTCTCTACATGATCCTTCAGAACGTCTTTCTTTTGTTCACTATCGACGGATAAATCCGTTTTCAAGTCACTATTCAC